GCGTAAGCAATACCCTCTTTATCCTTTGGGTAATTCTTTTTGATGTGCTTCACCATCCTTTCGTACTTTTTTCCAGGAGGTGCCACCTCCTTCACCAAATCAGGGTGACGTGCGTACAAAGGACCTTGATAGTTGCCAGCGAATACAGATTCATTGGTTGGTTTAGTGGTCATTCCTTTCTGACCATCAGGAATAGAAGGCATAACTTCTACGTTTCTATTTTTCTTTTTAGATTTTACCTTCTTTTCCTTTTTGTCGCAACCACACTCTTCGCGGAATTGCTTGAATGATTTCATTTCTTTTTCTTCATTGCAAGAATCTTACCAACCTTTTTGCGACGAGCAATTAGGTACTTATCAGACTCATCATGGTCACCATCATTGTCAATGTCCTTATCTTCCTTGCCAACTGGATCTAGTTTTTTCTTTTCAGTTAGTTCCTCTTCCTTTACACAGTTAGGAACTTCTTTACCACCCTTTTTCTTAGTTCCTTTTGCCTTGTAACCATCCCAGCAAGTAGAAGCACCAACATTAGCGCGTGCTTGCTTCATTCCTTCTTCTAGTTCTTCACCGTCATGAACGATTTCATCACCTGCCTTTACACAGTTGTCAACTGTCTTGCCACCCTTCTTCTTAGTACCAGCGAGTTTGTATCCCTTCCAACATGCCTTGCCGTCTAGACCTTTCTTCTTCTCAATAACATAGGTCTCGCCATCAACTTCGTACTCTTCACGCTCTAGAACTTCTTCGTTAGCAGCGAGTTGTGCTTTAGCAGATGGTTTCTTTGCTTCTTTCTTTTTAATAGAAGTCTGCTCAATCTCAGCACCATTAGACTGTGGATCCATTCCGTCAAAAGGAGCTTCGGATAGATGCAAGTCAGGCATCTGTGTGTTCTGGAAGCAGTCGCCACCCATCCACTTACCGTAGGATTCCATCAAACCAGACGAAAACTCATCCTGGTTCTTTACTTTATTAATTGGATCTGGTTTCTTCATCGTTCAAAAGGGAAGTTCTTCTCGTATTATTTATAGATCTAATGTTCTTAATCCACTCGCGTAACATATTTCCATCATCTGTAATTACAATGGCATAGTTACCACCTACTCTATGGATGTGTCCTTTGTCTCCTGTACGTGAAGACATAACAGCATCACCTTCTTTGAAGAATTCTGTCTGTCTTTGTTGTTGACGTAATGCTTCTTCTCTTAGTTTCTTAAAATCCTTCATTTAAAATTTTTAGGTAGCGCGTTCTTGATCTCTTGCATGAGAGCGCGACAATCACGATCATTTAATGCTCTAGGAATACCCTTTCTGAATGTATCAAAGTCGTTAGCATGTGCTGCACGTCTCATCTTAGTTCCAGAAATGGCAAAGGTATCACCATCAGCGTCTCTACTTCCAGAGGATTGAATATCAATCTTCCTGAATGAAAACTCAGTTCCGTTGTATTTATGGAGGAACTGCATGGCAGAAACCCTGTCAGAACCTACCAAAAATACAACTTCATTATAACCTGCAAGCATAAGATCTTGCAGGATAGCTACAGGTTGCTTAGGACCAGAGAAGATCTTTCCTTTGTGTTCAGGAAACATCTTGTCCATATAAAACTTCTTACGATCTGGTGGTAATGGATTACTGCCTTTCTTATCTACTGTCTGTGAAATATAAATGCGATAGTCATGTGTACCTGCTGCTTTCTTTACACCAGCAAAGTTCTCAGCATGTCCTGTAGTGGGAGGTTGGAACCTACCAAATGTGAAATAGCAAGTCTTACAATTTAACGCCATTGCTTCTGAAGAGTGAAGTTGTTGTATGCAAACTCCAAGCGATTGACAAACTTGATCATGCTGCCATCTTTGTGTAGAACATATCCCTCAGGAGTTGTAACCTTGTATCCTTTCTCAGTTTGAACGTATGTTCTAAACTCTTCCAGGTGGTCCAGTTTATCTATAACCATTTGCTTGACTGCTTGTAGTTCCTTATACAGTGCAAGCATTGCTTTGAACTTATAGACATTCTCTACAACATAATTCTGACTACCATACACAAGATTTCTCTTTTTAGTCAGGTTTGCAACTGTCTTGATCTTTGCAAGTTCTTTTTCCATCTTGTCACCATAGAAATTAAGCATGTCATACATTGCTTCATCCACATTACCAATGCTACGAGCGTTCTTAATCTCACTATTAAAAAACTGCTTTAGATATGATGCAATATGAAACTTAGCATCACCAGTTGTACCAGTTTTTGCTACCAACTCATCAAGAAAATCACCACATATACCACACATACGTTCAATTTTTGAGATGTATGTGTCAAACTTTCTCATCTCTGATTTTGAAAACCCAACACGATGCATAGGTGTGTCATTCTGAACAACTAAAGCATCAGTAGATCCTTTTACATCAGCACCTGCTCGTGCTTGCATGTCAGCAACTACATCACCAGTGTAATGTGTATGAAATACCACACCAATCTTCGCTCTACCTGCTGCTCTCCCAATCGGATGGTCAACGGGTATACCGTAAGTAATTGTATTGGGTCTAAAAGTATAGAGTTGTTCTCCATTAATAGTCTCTCTTCTAATGTCAGATGTAAACAAAAGATCTCCCTGTACTACACCTGTAATACCAAGAGTAGAAAAATAACGAAGAGAGAACTTTAACTTCTCTGCAAGGTCTCCCTCATACCAACCATCAATTTGTTCTTCACTATAACATAGCTTAGGATTGGTCTTTGCAAATACAGATTTAGTGCCAACAAAAAACATCCCTGTCTGAGGATCTGTGCCGCAAATGACTGAAGGAGCACCATCCCATTTTGTTTGCATGAAACCACTGCTCTCCTGGTGACCCAACATCTTCTTGAGTTCTTTCAAGAATGACACCGCAGCTTTACAACCCTCAACTCCATAGTTGAGCATCTCATCTTCCAGGTGTTCTAGGTGCTTGAGTTGCTTAATGTTTGCCATTACTTCTTGTAGTAATCTCCATTGGTGTGGGTAGGATAAACACCACCCTGCTTGTTCCTGATATTGAACTTGAACTCATAAGACTGAGTTTCAAAGATCATATCAATACGTTTGCCTTTGCCGCCAGCACCACCGTAATTGATTTCTACTGAATTTCCAATCAATGTAGCAGCTTTGTCCATGTAGTCCCGATCAATTTCATAAAAGTTCAAATCAGATCCTGTGTAGTGACACATCCAATAACCATACCCAACACCACTTTTGATCAAGTTTTCCAATGCTTGCTTGCCGCTGGCGGACAGTGTGGTTCTTTCAATATGATTCTCTACTGTAGTACCAGTACCCTTTCCATAATTAGCAAACACATCTATGAACTTTTGTTCATCAATACCGAACATCTCAAGGTATTCTTTTCCGTCATCAGGAATCTCACCTTTCTTTAGTTTTCCTTCTGGGAACAATGCTAACTTATCTTTACCACTGCTACGAATACCACAGTTAAAGAATGATAGTGTGCTACCAAATTTTACTGACAGGTATACAGGTTTACCATCTATCTCTAGAGTAATATCTGTCAATGTAGAACCAATATTATTTGTGGTTGCACCACCTGCAGAGATAATAATACTACTCCCACTTTTTTTAAGAGGACGTTTCTGATTCTTACCACCCTCACCTATTGCTTTTGTAGGTGCTGAACCATATTTCTCAGTTAACGTACTAATAATTTTATTGACATGCTCAGGATATTTTTTAGGTTTCTGTCCACTACAATAGTCAATCAAAGATTTGGTAAGATCATCCTCATATTGATTACCCATATTAATTTTTTTACCACCTTTAATCTGACCACCAAACTCAGAAGTTTTTGCAAAGTCTTCTAGGTCAAGATAAAGATCTACACTTGTTATTCGTCTTGGTACTCCTTTACCGCCAGGAAAATTACAAGTAAATTCAATATTGTTTTTACCACGAAGACCTTGCCTACACACTAGGTCAAATAACATCTTCGCAGAATTTTCTTTTCCAGAGTTTCCTTTTATGTCACCAAAATCTTGGAAAGGTGAGGTTACATATTTTTTAGCAGCATTCCTTGTAGTAACAGTAAACCCTGCCACCTCTACAATACCGATATCAGTTAAGAAACGATTTTCTTTTCCATTACGACCCAGTGCCTTGTCAAAAAAGGTATCCATACGATCAAGATACCGTCCACCGTTTCGGAAAAAATCTCCTGCCTTCATACGAAAAAACCTCCCGTCTAACTATTTAGAGGGAGGTTGCAGTCATTCTTCAGTTGGAGTTTCAATTGGAGCTTTGGATGGAACAAACTCATTGCGAGACCTGTTCTTAATCACAATAAAAGCATCCTTATTGTACTTACGGGTGCCTTTGAGTGGTGCCCACTTTGTACCAGCACCTTCAATCATATAGACTTGGGTTCCACCAATCTCAATGTGGATGTCATCCATAGGTTGCCACCCCAAAGTCTGGATAGTTTTCCAGAGATCTTCTTCAGTAAATTTCATCGGTCGTTAGCAGCACGGTTTTCAGAGAAGTAAGAGTCAAAAGTTCCCTTAGGATAACGCTTAGACAACTTACGGATATTGGTATCAAGAACTTCTTCCATACTGATACCAAGAGACTGAGTTGCTTGAGCAACATACCACATGATGTCACCCAGTTCAATGATCAGGTGCTCCCTGTTGTCTTCGTTCCAAGGTTTTCCTTGGAAAACCATCTTCTTAATGATCTCAAGAAATTCACCACCTTCAGCATTGATCCCAACACCACTAGTAAGGAG